GTGTTAAGTTACCTGGTGGAATTGAACTGAATGGAAGACAAATGTATGAGGATGCAGAGAAAGAATTAGAAGTAATTAGAGAAAAAATGTCCAATACTTATGAACTTCCACCGATGGACATGATTGGCTGATATGTTAAATCCATTTTTTCTCCAAGGATCACAATCTGAACAAAATTTAGTTCAAGATCTTATCAACGAACAGTTGAGGATGTATGGTGTTGAAGTATATTATATGCCCAGACAGTTTGTGACTGTAAATACTGTTATCAAAGAGGTTATTGAATCGGAGTTCAATAACTCTTACCCAATTGAGGCGTATGTTGACAGTTATGAAGGATATGGTGGTCAAGGAACACTTTTAAGTAAGTTTGGAATACAAAATTATGACGATTTGAAGATTATTATCTCAAAAGAAAGATACGAGAACTATATTTCACCTTTAGCAAAATCTATTTCTAATGGTAAACTGACATCAAGACCAAAAGAAGGTGATTTAATTTATTTTCCTCTTGGTGACAGATTATTTGAGATTAAATATGTCGAACATGAGCAACCTTTCTACCAATTACAAAAAAATTACGTTTATACACTGACTTGTAGTTTGTTCCGTATCGAAGATGAGGTTATTGATACTGGTGTCGATGAAATCGATGATAATACTCAAGATCATGGTTATATTCAAACTCTTCAGATGATTGGTGCTGGTTCTACCGCAACAGTAACAGCAGGTATTTGTACTGTTGGTGGTGTTACTGACGTATTCATTAAGAATATGGGTAATAATTATAATCATAGTCCAATTGTAGGTTTCTCATCAGCTCCTGCTGGTGGAACTATGACTGCCGGTATTTCTTCTATCACCAATGATTATGTCAATTGCTCAGGTGGGTCTGGAGGAAAGATCAATGCAGTTTATATGTCCAACTCTGGTTGTGGATATACTGTTACTCCTTGGGTATCATTCACAAACTTAACTAATAAGTCTGGAGCAGGAGCAGCTGCAACCACACGACTTGGAAATGGAACTATTCAAAGTGTTTCTATTGCCAATAGTGGTTCTGGATATTTGACCAATCCACTAATTTCTTTCTCTCCACCAGTTGGAGGAGGTACGTCAGCAACTGGTATTGGTTATATTAACGTTGCTGGTAACGTTACAGACACCTATCTAATACATGCTGGTACTGGTTATACTACTGGAGATCTTCCTATTAATGGAACTGTTGATAATCCAACTACTGGAGTTGGAGCAACGGTTGGTATAGGAACATATTTGTTCAATGAGATTATACTTGGTTCGACTTCTGGAACAACTGCGAGAGTCAATAGATGGACTTCTTCTACCTTGGAACTTGAGATTAGTATTGTGTCTGGTGAATTTACTTCAGGTGAACCCATTTATGGAACTGAATCTGGAGCACTGTATTCGGTAATGATACAAAAACAAGATGACTTTGTCACACCATTTGCAGATAATGATACTATTGAAACAGAAGGTGACAAACTAATTGATTTTAGTGAAGTCAATCCATTTGGAATGCCTTAATCTAAATAGTTATAATATAGAGCAGGATAATGTTTGAGTATTTTTACAATGAAGTCTTTCGATCCGTCATTATTGGATTCGGAACTCTTTTTAATGGGATAGAGGTTCGTCATAAAGATGGAGATAATGATACTTTTAGTGTCATCCAAGTTCCTCTTGCTTATGGGCCCACTCAAAAGTTTCTTGCAAGAATGGAACAAGAGGCAAATCTGAATCGTCCAGTTCAGGTTACTCTTCCAAGAATGTCCTTTGAATTCACTAATCTTGAATATGACCCAAGTAGAAAAGTAACTCAAACACAAACAATCGTAACTGAAACACCAGATGGTTCTATAAAGAGAACCTACGTTCCAGTTCCATATAATATGACAGTTCAGCTTTCGATTATGACAAAGTTGAATGATGATATGTTACAGATTGTCGAACAAATCTTACCATACTTCCAACCTGCATATTCACTTCCCATCAAGTTTTTAGGTAACTTGAATGAAGTTAAGTATGTTCCAGTCAACCTTGATACCATTCAGATGGAGGATGATTATGAGGGAAATTTTGATACCAGAAGAGCTCTTGTATATACACTGACATTTACTGCTAAGACATACGTGTACGGCCCTGTGAAGGATGTTAGTAGTGAAATCATTGATAAGGTTTCTATTGGTTATATTGCCGGTTCTAAAGGTTCTAGGGCTGCAGAGAGAGATCTTACTTATCAGGTTACTCCTAGAGCAACCAAAAATTATGATGGAGACGTTGTAACCCTATTGTCAACAAATGTTGATCTTGATGATGGTGTCATCGAAGTTGATGATGCAACAAATATTCCGGTCAGATCTTATATTGTGATCGACAAAGAGTCGATGTATATTAAATCCAAGAGTGGCAATAAACTTATCGTTGATAGGGCTCAAGATGAAACACCACTTGAGAACCATCTACTAGGTTCAAAAGTTGGTAAGATTACTGCAGCAGATAATTCTCTGATTGAAATCGGTGACAACTTTGGTTTCGATGGTAATGTTTTTTGAGAGTAATCCATGACTAAAAAGTATGATGAATTAGACCAAACTTTTGATGTTTCTTCCACAGAAATAGAAACTACACCAGTAGAGACGGTTGTGGAAAAAAAGATTGAAAAGATAACCTCTCGTTCCGAAGATATTAAAAAAGACTACGAATACACCAGAGGTAATTTATATTCTATTATTGAAAAGGGACAGGAGGCTATCAATGGTATCTTAGAACTTGCTCAAGAAAGTGAGATGCCAAGAGCATATGAAGTTGCTGGTCAGTTGATCAAGAACGTAGCAGATGCAACAGATAAGTTACTTACACTTCAACAGAAATTAAAAGATGTAAGTGAGGAAAAAGACCTTAAGGGTCCAACAACCGTTAATAATGCATTATTTGTTGGTTCTACCGCAGAGTTACAAAAACTCTTGAAGCAGAAACCTCAAAAAGATAATAAATAATTAAAAAGAACAATGGCAGTTAACCCAGTAATCAATATATCTATTCCTCAAGGAGCAGATTTTTCAGAAACTTTTGTTTCTACTGAATCTGATGGTTCTACATCTAATCTTGATGGATATACTGGAACTGCAAAAATGAAGAAATACTATGATTCTCCAACCTCTACCACATTTTCGGTCTCAATTACTTCAGCAATCGGCGAAGTTACAGTCAGTTTACCTGCATCAACAACTTCTGGGTTAGAACCAGGACGTTATAATTATGATGTTAGGTTAGAGTCTGGAACTGGTGCAATATCCAGACTGGTAGAAGGAATGGCATTTGTGACTGCGGGTATTACTACTGGTTAAAACTCATGACAGTTGTCAGAAAGACACAATCTATTTCCAATATAGCAAGAAAAAAAGAGGTGAAAACATCAACTGTCGAATCCATAAGACAACCATCATCAATACAAGATATGGGTGATACTGCATTTGGACAATTAGATGCAACAAAAGACAATCTTCTTGTTTCTTATGACAGTGGATCAGACAAATTCGTACTAATTACAGCAGATGAACTTCTTTCAGTGGCTGCAGAAGATAAGGACTTACCTGATGCTTTCGTCAAACAGGTAGAACAAGAAGTAGATTTGGGTGAAATTTCAGTTACCTCTTTTGATGGGGGGACTTTCTAATGCCCACAAGATTAAGAGATTCATCTGATGCAGACTTTCCTTCATTAAAAGCTACTAAGAATAACCACGTAATACGATACAACAGTTCCAATGATTCTTTTGATATGGTTTCAATAGATTCAATTACAAATGTTGCATCAGAAGATGGCGATTTACCCGATAATTTTGTAGATCTTCTAGAAATAGAGGTAGATCCCGATAACATGACGTTTTCATCAATCGATGGTGGAAGTTTTTAGAAATAATAAATAGTAACACAATAAAAATTATAATAAAATGTCTTCTCCTTTAATTCAGATTAAAAGAGGTGCATTTGCAAATCTTCCTGGTCTACAGGCTGGTGAACCCGCACTTACAACAGATACCTATGAGTTATATGTAGGTATTGATAGTACAACAAGTAATAACAAGTTTTTTGGTTCTCATCGATACTGGACCAGAGAAGGCACAACAACTGGTAGTTCAGTAAATCTTGTAGAAGGAAGTAATAATGGTTCAAATTATGTAGCATTAAAGTCTCCAGATACTCTTGCTGCAAACCTTACTTATACTTTGCCAGGAACTG